AACGCAGTTGCAGTTCCTGTCGTTGAGTGGATAATTCAAGGTATTGTTGATAGTATTTAAGAGTTAGACCGGTTCTTAACCTTTCTCTCCGGTCAGCATAGGAAAGCCTCACTACCCTTCCGAGTGGGGCTTTCTACTTTTTTCTAATCCAATACTGTGAGTTAATAGCTAAGGTATCTAACTCTTGCTTATGCTTCTCAGTAAATAGAAGTATTCCAGGGCGTGGTGTTTTAGATGGTGGAAGGTTTCTTCCCCAAGTGTAATCATCAAATGCCATAATGCCACCTGATTTAAGCAAAGGCCAAGAGAGTTCTGCATCCATCAACACATTAACTGTTGTGTGGTCTGCATCAATATAAATAAAATCATAAGATGATTTAAAATAATTCTGTTGTCTAATTAAAAAATCAATGGTAGTGGAGACCACAGATGTTGCTAAAAGCCCTGCCACCTTACTTTTGTAGACCTCGTGGACATCGCTGAAGTCCATCTCGGCGTGGCTTTCCTCCTCACTTCCCTGCCAAGTATCCACATCAGTTAGCCTACAAGTTTTATCAGTTAAGATGTTATTGCATAGCCATACTGTTGCATCCCCTGTAAAGACACCAAGTTGTAAAAACTTTAGATTAGGTTTATCTTTAAACTCTGCAAGATAGGTAGTAAAGTTTTCTTGTGCAGTCTGTGCAAACCAATTAGGATATTCAATCAAAGTGCAACTCCATCCTCGCACTTAAAAAATCCTACCAATTTAGTGCGCTTAGCTTTATTCTCAAACTCTGTTGTAATGGGTAGCCATTTATCTATCCACTTTGGTTCATCTAATTTAGATAGATCAAAACCCCATACACCCTCTGGTGTGGCGTTGATATACCAAGGTGTAAGTGATCTGATACCTGCTGCAAATAAAAGACCCCGATACTTACTCTCCTCTATAAGTAATTCAGGGTAGTGCTTCTTACGAGATTTTAATTCTATAAACATCTTTTCTTTTAGGGATACACAATCCCAGTTATCAAACTCCTCACTCTTTTCAAGATCAGGATAGTAATTACCTTTAAGATAATCAAATAACTCTGGTTCCTTTAACTCCAAGGTGTCTCACCACCTAATTTGTTTTGTAGCTTACGCAGGGCTGAGTTACTCCTACGATCAGCAGTAGAGACAGCACACTCTAAATACTGTGCTATCTGTTGTAAGGTATAGTTATCGTAATATCTCATCTGTAATATAGTTCTATCCTCTTGCTCTATACTTAAGTAGGCTTTTTTTATATCTATCAAAACCGCAAGAAGATTGCCACCTTCAGAGGGGGTAGATTGTTTACGGGGTGTGCCATCGTTTATCATCTCTTGTGCTTGTTCTAATACATAACCCTCAACGATTGATGCAATTACAAAGGGAATTAATTGGGCGATAATACTTGTGTCATAAAAAACTTCATCACTGGTTTTATAACCTATCTTGCGAGCTTTCTCCTTGCGGGCAAACCGTTCTGCCATACGCCGCATCTGCCAAATAATTCGTTTTTCATTTTGTTCCCGTTGGTTTGGGTTAGGTTCATTTAATAATTCATTAAACTGCTCAGCTCTACCAATAGCCCAAAGATAACACTCCTGTTTTACATCCTCTTTCTCTACCCAATTTTTAAACTTATTATGAATTGCGTAGGCAATTGATGGAACTAACTCATAAATAGTAGGATGTAATCTTGATGTCATTCACAGTCCAGCGTGGGAACCTCTGGCCATTTACCATCTAATACCATAATTGCAATAGCTGAATAGTTAAGTAGATCCATAAAAGAATCTCGTAATGACTCATTACTTGGCTTAACCTTGCTATCTACTAAATTATTAATACGAGCAACCTTGTCCCACATACGCACTCGCAAGCCATTGATGGGGCCACCTGGAGATCTTGCAATATTTAAAGGACCGTAATCGTGATGTTTAGTTATAAGTAAATTACCGGCAGCATCTAAAACAGACCACATATCTGAAATAAATTGATCATCTACTTTTTCATTAAAAGTTGTACGATTTTTATTATGCTCTTTTCGTAGTTGATCTTGATGGTAAAGATCTCTTAGATCGCCAACCATTCTATTACTGCCATCTGGTCGGATCTCTTCATACATTAGGCACTCCTATAATCCGTCTTGTCTGATCTACGCCTTGGTTTAAGTATAATTCATTAAGATCCATACCAGCAGGCAACGACACGATAGTTGCGTTAATAACTTCTTGAGCTACTCTTCTTGAAAATTCTGCTCCAGGATTAGTGCCATCCTCTCTAATATCATTATCACCTATTACAAATATCTTGCCATAACCCTGTAACATCCTATTGAAATGCTCTTTCCAAGCAGCTACCCCTGGCACTCCAACTGCCGGTAAACCTAAGATTGCAGAACAAACAATAGTATCTAATTCACCCTCACAAACTGCTATATATTCACTAGGTAAAATGATGTCAGATACATTGTAAAGATGGTTTTTTTGACCCAATGGTGAGCCATACTTAGGTTTATCATTACTTAATCTTCTAAACTTAAAGCCAACACAATACCCAAGAACTGTTATGTATGGTATGGATAACCAGTTGCGAAAACACTCGTGACCTGCTGATGGGTCCTTAACGGTACCAAGGTGGTACCGCCGAGCTATGTCCTCAGATATCCCACGATCTTTTAGAAAAGCCACTGTCTCTTCGTTTAGATTTTGACTGTAGCGTAGAGCCGCTTCCAGCGAGGATTTCAATTGCTCTGATGAGGGCATCTTTAAACTCCAAACTCTCTTTAAAACTAATTATATTTACTGCATTACCACCTTTACCGCAAGTGTGGCAGTAATACAAATTGTCGTAGGTATTAATTACCGCACTTCTTCTTACGTCATTATGTAATATACATTTGACATTACTAGCCTTACCCTCCCTTACCTCACCTCCATAATGTTTTATTACTATTCCAATGGGTATTGAGTTCGCATCGGTTCTGCCAATAACTTTCCCAAACTTCCTACCCCTGGTCCAGTCTGATGTTGGCATCCGCAATCTCCTTTACATTTGAGGTGGTACCTATAAGCTAACTTATAGTGGCGTTTGAGATTCTCTGCGCCACCCTTCCTACAATAATCACAGATCATTTTTTTCTCCGAGCCATTGTTTTAGATCTTGTATAACCCAAGTCTTTTCTATTCCTGCGTTTCGCCTTTTGAATAGAACATAAGACAAAGGCCGATCAATACCACGATGCTTAGCATAATTGTTAGCCTCAGTTTGCGCTTCATCCCAAAACTCCTTTAAATTTAATTTTTTAGTATTTTTTAATTCAAAGATGTAAGTTTTACCAGCAATAATAACTACTAGATCTCCCTCATCTTCCTTACCTGATAGCCGTAATCTATCTGCTACTACGCCCATCTTTCTAAACCATTTCATAACACTGCTTTCAAATACAGTGCCTTTAATTTTATTGTATCTGGGATTCAAGTAACGCATCCCTTCTATACATTTGACCTACCACATTTGAATCATTGATTTGACAAACTATATAGTTAACAAACAAACTAACATACTCTGAACCATCTGCAATATGTGGACCAAACCTATTTTTAACTGGTGATACTCGTAATATATTTTCCTTAACATCAAAGGCTAATGTAAGAATTAAAGCAGGTAGCTGAGAGACCTTACCGTGAATAGCCCTACGAGGTGGTGGATAATTAATTTTATACTCTGAGTGTTCGCTAACGTGGTGTAAGACCAGTACACAAGCCTCAGTATTTCTAGCTAAATCGTGGAACTCGACCATAATAGCTCTAAGACCTGCCCACTCATTATCTGTTTCAGCCATTACATTCATTAAGTTATCAATCACAATCAAGTCAGGTGAAACACCAAACAGTTCTTTATACGCTTTTACCTCTAATTCAATATCATCTAATGATGGTGATGAATCAAAGACAAACTGTATATTCTCCATACTGGCTAAGTGTTTATCGTAATAATGACGATTATTATTCAAATTACTCTCCACCATTTGTTGACTATGACCTGATAGATGAGAGGCTGCTCTTATCATCACAGTTGCGGTGTCTGTATCAGCAGAAAAAAATAAGGTAGATACTTTTGCTTTGATAGCGTAGATAAGTGCAAACATACTCTTACCGGCATTTGGCGCAGCAGCCACCATACAAACCTGACCTTTACGAAAGTGAATATGTTGCGAAGCAAGACTTTGCCATACATCAGGTAGTGGTGTTGCATTACTGACATTACCACGCCAAGCACGATTAAGGTTAAGCAACATTACCCTCTCTTGGTAAAACAATACCTTTAGCTCTTCTAATTACTTTTCTTTGATTGGCTGAAAGACCGCCCCAAACTCCAAATTCTTCTTTGTATATTCCCCATTCTGCACACTCCGTAAGGTGGGAACATAACTTACAGAAGTTAGCAAGTTTTTTAATGTGGAGTTTGCCTATCTGATTTGTTTCAGGGTAGAAAAACTCCACACCAATTTCGGCACAAATAGGGTTCTCATATTCCCAGGGAACCCTCATTGTTTACTTTACAAAGATTGGATCAACTACTACGTAACCCTCAGGTTTGGCTACTGGTTTTGGACCTTTTGTTGGATCAAACCAGCCCTTGTAAGGTTTACCATTCTTAGATATTCCTGCTCCAAATATCATTTTTCCGTTAATACAATCGGGGGCATCACTTCTACCATAAGTCCACATAGTGCCGTACTTATCTTGAAGAGTTTCACCACCACCAGTTGTTATATTAGAAACGGGAGTAGCGTTTAAAACTTTTTTTGCATAACTGATTGCTCCACCACCTGATTGATTGGTGGTACCCAAAGAACTACCAGTGCTTGTAATTAGTGTTGATATATCTGAAATAATAGTCAAGGATGACTCTAGTTCAGCTTGTGTTGTTGCATATATATTAATCAAAGTTCCATCAGACAACTTATAGTTGATCTGAAACTTTGTGCTTTCAGGTGCAGCCATTATTTTCCTCCATTTTGTTTGACAGTTAAGCGCACGGTTTCCTGTCCATATTTTTTTGGTACCCAACCGATAAGTTTTTCTACCTCATCGGTATCTACTGATTCTCGACCTGCAATAGTAGTCCAATTGATACTGATACCACTGTTGGTCTGACCAGTAAATCCTTCTAGCGAGCTTCTCATACTATCTCTTTCTGCAGTTAACTCTTTAATCTTTGTATCTAATTGTAGATATTTTAACGCATTTTTGTCTACCTCAAGATTGTCAATATATTGATCATTGATTATAATTTCTTTTTTTATACCAGTGCATCCAACCGTGCCGGACTCATCATAGTACTTGCAGTATAATTTGCAATAACTAGGATCACGCTCAGGCTCTGGGGCTATTGCGCTCTCTTTGATAGCAGCCAACCAATTAAGTGCATCTAATGCTATCTTTTCATCATATGGTTCGCTGTGTATTTTTACATCTCGTTCATCACCATCTCTAGCTATGGCTACTAAATTAACATTTCGAACGACCCCAGTGTTCGACTTGTCAATCAAATAGCCATAAACTTGAACTTGCCAACGCTGTTGTAAGGTTGGAAAGTAAGATAAATTTTTTATCTTTATAGTTTTCCAATCTACTACATCGCCAGTTGAAGGTATAAATAAATCTATGTGAGCCTTCATCCCATTGTATTCAACATTTGTTTCAACTACATATTTACTACCCTTTGGATCAATTAACTTGATCGCATCCTCAATACTGCCGTGAATAGCAGTACCCATCATCGCTGCTAACTTAAACTCTTCCCTATTAGTTACTGGTCTATTATTTAAACGATACCAAACCTTACGCCTACAACCACCAAGCTCTGATGGACCAACCTCTGTTTGATTTGTTCTAGCCCGTTGGTTGTCTTGATTACGTAGGGCATTTATTAACAAGTCCCTTAAATTCATATCACCCTTCTCATTTTCTAAACTGAGTCTTTATGTTTGGTGTGCCACCACACCATACGTTGTATTGTATAGCAATATTAATTGCTTTTTTTGCAACACTAGCTGCTCGGGCGTGTCTTGTTATTTCACCGCTTAAAGCTACTAGCGCACCAAGAGCTACTCCACCACCTGAGCCTATACCGTAGAAACCTCTATCATCCCTCATATACCCATAATCATCACTGATCTGATACAAACTACCATTAAAACAAATTAAAGCATCCCATCCAGCATCATCATCATTTTTATTTTTAGGCGTGGGATCATAACCAGCATCGGTCAGAGTTTGTTTAATTGAAGGCAAGATTCTAATCATCATAAAGCGGTCAGGATCTTGGGTTTTAACTATCTTTGGTGGTTGCCATAGGTTATTTAAAATATCACCAGCTATAGCATCACCTGCTACTGCAATAAGATAATCATCAATCTTAACTATTTTATCGCAACCCTTGGCGATATAAGGTTTATCATTGTAGGTAGTCATAGAATCTGAGGCTAAGACACACCAGCCCTTACCTTGAATACCTACGATGGCTGTCATTGCACCCCTATCTACCTTGAAAATAATGGTAACACTGGTGACTGACAGTGTTGATGAGGATAGCACGACACGCCGTGAAACAAACGTTATCACTTAATAGTCCAAAAAATTTGTTATACTATGAGCCGTAAGGCGAATTTAAACGGTAGCGGCGCTCTGTGCGCCGCCTTAAGAGCTTCAGGGATGCTCCGTCTACCACGGCTGCGGAAAAATAAACTTCCGCCTAAGTTTGGTACAGACCTGCGTTCTTTGGGACCATTACATATTTGTCCCTGCGGTTCTAAAGTATTCTCAATTCTAGCTACCTTTGATAATTATGAAATATCCTGGTATTTATTAGATGCAACCTGTGCTAATTGTGGCAACCTAGTTATAGTGCCCTGCCCTGTGGATGATCCTAGTAGGAATTGCTAACCCGTAATAGGCGATTTAAGCCCCCTTTGTTTGGGC